GTCCCCGAAGTTTCCCGAAATGACGAACGCGCCCGAGGGCGCGTTGGAGGTCGAGGACTGACAATGAGTTACGGAGAGCCACAGGTCGGGATTGAACCGACGACCGCTTCGCCGTTGAAAGTGGCGATTTGGGCCAAGTACGGCCCATCGCATGCACTTACGAGCCCGAATCGGGCACGCCGCACCCCCGAAATCGCGGTAGGAGGCGTGCCAAAGTGTCCCGAAAGTGTCCCGTCGGCACGTGAAACATCGCGTGTGCCACGGGGCCGCGCGGGCCTCCGTCGTGCCCACGATCGGGCGCGGTGTCCAGCGATTTTCGCGGCGCGCGCGCGCCGAATCGCTGGTTACGAATGTGGAGAAGTCGCGCGCCTGAGCGGGGGGTGCGCATGACCCTCACCACCGCCCTGAAGGCCGCGGCGATCGACACGTCGCTCGCCGCGTACCTCGCCTTCCACCACGCCCGCCGCATCCAGCGCGACCCCCACCGCCCGCCGATCGAGCGCGGCGAGGAGGCGGACGTCGTGCGCCTTCTGGGCGACGTGCTCCTGCTCGTCGCGCTGGCGCTCTGGATGATGCTCTACCTCCGAGCCATGGCGGTGGGCGCATGAGCAGCCTCCTCGCCAGGGACCCCGCCCGGGCCTCCCGCGTCTTCGCCGTCGCCGGCGAGGTCGCGAAGGCCATCAAGGTCCCGGCCTGGCCGAACGACCCGCCGATGACCGACGAGCAGATCCTCGACGCGCTCGCGGCGATCGCGATCGTGACGTTTGGCCTGCCGATCGACCAGGTGGCCGACCGCCTCACCATGGCGCGCCTCGCCTGCGGCACGGCCGAGCCCACGCCAGCGGCCGCCAAGGCCTCTAACCAGCTGCGCGACGCCTTCCGGCTCGCGATCGCCTTCGCATGCGTCCGGGCGGAAGGGCGCCTGCTCGCCACCGGCCATGCGCCCGCCGCCGGGAAGGTGCCCCGTGGCTGATGTCGTGATGGTGGACCCCGTGCAGCTGCTTCGCACCGACGCGAACACGCTCCGCATCATGGCCGCCGGCGTGCAGGCGGAGTCCCCGCTCGCGTTCCAGATGCTCGAGCGCGCGGCCCTGCTGTGCGAGAAGGAGGCGGCGGAGCGGGCGCGCGACGCCGCACAGGTCGCCGTGAGCCAGATCCCATCGCTGGGCGACCCGAACATGGCCGTTCGCAGCCTCGCCTACCGGAAGGCAGCGGTCGCGCTGTCTGCCGCGCAGGACGCGCTCAACGCCGCGTTGGCCAAGGCGGAGGTGCCCCGGTGATGCCGAGCCTCCGTCCCTCCACCCCCGCCAAGGGCGCTGCGGCCCGCGAGTCGGCCGCGGAGCGCGCGGCCACGGCCCGGCGCGCCCGCGAGCTGGCCGAGGCGCTGCAGTGCCCGGTCCCGCAGTGCGGCGGCACCCTCGAGGCGCCGCCAGACCACGCGCCCACCCGGCGGCCCTGGTGCCGGCGGTGCGAGCAGCGCATCACGCGCTGGCGCGAGGCCCTCGCGCGGATCCAGCAGCTCGAGGCCGCGCCGGCGCGGCCGGCCGTGGCGCCCGTCGCCGCGCCGCCCGCCAGCGTGCCGGCCGGGCGCCTCGAGGCGCTCGCGCGGAAGCTCGCCGCCGCCGAAGCCGAGCTCGAGGTGCTGCGCGGCGTCTTCGCGCAGCGGAAGCGCTACCTGCCCACCTGCATGAAGTGCCGGAAGCCGCACAACTCGGCCAAGGGCGCGAAGCTCTGCACGCCGTGCCGGACCGCGCCGAAGCCGGTGGCGCCCCGGGCCTGCCACACCCCCGACTGCACGGGGACGGTGACGGCGAAGCGTGAGTGGTTCTGCCCCGCGTGCCAGGTGCAGAAGAAGACGCGCCCGTGCCGCACCGCCGGGTGCGCCGAACGCCTGCCGCGCGGGAGCCGGCTCGGGCGGGCGGCCGCGCGCACCCAGTTCTGCCCGTCGTGCACCGCGCGCCGGCAGGCCGCCAAGGCCGCCCGGCGGCGGCCGCGCACGGCGCAGGAGGTGCGCGCGGCGATCGCGCGCGCCGGCAAGCCGATGACGCTGGACGAGCTGCGCGCCGCGCTGCCGACGGTGCGGGCGACCGCCCTGCCGTCGGTGCTCTACCAGCAGTGCCAGCAGGGGAAGCTGCGGCGCGTCCGCGCCACGGGCGCCGGCGACCATCGCACGCGCTTCCGGTACGCCATCGCCACGCCGCGGAGGGCCGCCTGATGCGGACCGCCATGGACCCCGCCTTCACGGCGCCCCGCGCGCGCGGCACGGACGACCTGCCGCTCTTCGCGGCCCCGCCCGCGCCGCCGGCGCCGGCAAATATTCCGGCGAATATTCCGGCGCGCCCGCAGGACCACGCCCCCCAGGGCGCGCTGACGGCCGCGCAGCACGAGACGTTCCGCGCGCTGGTGCCGGTCGCGCGCGCGCTCATGCGCACGGGCGGCCCCGCCGGGAAGCCGGGCACCCTGCGCGCGTGGGAGGTCCTCCTTGAGGGGATGCACCGCGGCATCCTCGAGCGCCCGGTGCCCCAGTCGTTCTCGCGGCGCATGCCGTGGTTCATGGCGAAGGCCTGCGCCTTCGTCCCCACGGGCGAGCGGGAGCGCGTCCCGGCCGAGCACTTCCCGGACAAGCACAGCAACATTTGCACGGTTTGGCGCTCGGCCTCGGGAGGTGCCCCGTGAGCAAGCAGCGACTCTCCGATGCGGCCAAGACCGCGGTCCTGTTCGAGGCCGCGTGCGAGCTGCACGACCAGTTCTCCGTTTCCTACCAGGCGCCGACGCTGGCCCGCGAGTGGGCCCTCGTGAGCGAGGTCCTCGAGTCGACGGGCAGCGGTGGAGGCCGGGCGGACCTGTTCGCCGTGAACCTGTGGCAGTCGCGGCATCAGGTTATCGGCTACGAGATCAAGGCCAGCCGGGCGGACTTGCAGCGCGAGCTGAAGGACCCGGCCAAGGCCGCGCGGTTCGCCCGCTACTGCCATCAGTGGCGGCTCGTGGTGTGGGACCGGACCTGGCTGCTGGACGGTGGCCTCGTGCGCCGCGATATCCCGGGCACGTGGGGACTCTACGCCTACGACGCCGAGGCGGGCGGGCTCAAGGTGGTGCGGCCCGCGGTGAAGTTGCAGCCGGACGAATGGCCGCGGCACTTCACGCTGGGACTCCTGCGGCGCGCCATCGAGACGGGCGCCGGCACGGCGGTCCTGCTGCGCGCGGTCGAGCAGGCCTCCGAGCGTGGCGCTGCGCACGGCAAGCAGGTGGAGGCGGCGCGGATTCGGCAGCTGCTGGCGCCGCTCGACAGCGCCGTGCGGGAGTCGATGGGTCTGCGGTGGGGCCGCCCCACGATCGAGGACATCATCGCGTTCGCCGTGTCGAAGCTCGCCAAGGAGGAGGAAGCCGCATGATCGCCTTCGCCTGGGTGTTGGGCTGGCTCGCCACGTGGGCCTGCTGCTTCCTCGCGGCGCTGACTCTTGAGGATCCGCCGCGCCGGGCGCCGACGAAGTGGGAGGTGGGCGGGTGACGCGCCTCCTCACTTCCGTCCGCGCCGCCGTGTCGCTCGCCTTGCTCTGCGCGGGGCTGGGGCTGGTGCTCCTGGCCGACTGGCTCCACAGCCCGGAGGCGCCACGTGCGTAGCGTGCTCCGCTTCCTTCTGCGCCGCCGGTACCGCGAGTGGTCGCGCCGTGCGTGGTTCGCCGGCGTGTCCTTCGACCCGCTCGCCTTCCTGATTGGGTGGCAGCTGTGGATGTCATGGTGGAAGGGCGACAGCTGGGGGATCTGGATCTCCATCGGCCCGCTGCAGCTCACCTGCGGCACGCACGGGGACCCGTTCTGATGACGCCCCGCGACTACCCGCGCGAGATCGCGGCGCTCCTGTCCCGTCAGGACGCCGCCGGCCTCGCCGCGCTCTGCATCGAACTCCACGGGAAGCTCGCCGCGATCCTCGACGAGCGCGCCGGGGCCGCCGCCCGCAAGCGGCGGCAGCGGAAGCGTGAGCAGGGCGAGCTCTCCCTCGAGGTGCCGGTTACCAGGCCGGCCCTCGTGAGCAGCGCTGCGCCGGCGGTGCCGTCCGCCGACGCCCCATCCGTGCCCCTGCCAGGGGGAGCCGTGTCGACCGCGTTGCCAGACGCGCCGATCCACCGCACGCCCGCGGTGCCGTCCGCGGCGATCGACGCCGTGCCCGGGACTGCCATGTCCCGTGACATGGCGCCGTGTCCCGTGACGTCACGGGACATCTCCCCTTCTCCCCCCACACCCCCTACTACCCCTCTAGAACTACCGGCTGTTGCTACTGCCGCGCGCGAGGGGCTGCCCTGGTCGGTCCGGCTGACCGTCGCCGCCAACCGCGGCCTCGCCGTCGCTCAGCGGGTCCCGTTCGACCTGCTGCCGCGGCCGCTCATCTCGAGCGCCGGCTTCACCGCGACGATGGTCGCCGAGCTGCAGGCCGCCGGCGTGCCGCTCGAGTTCGCGGAGCAGCAGCTCTTCGAGCTCGCCAGCACGTGGAAGGGCGCGCAGCCGCCGAACTCGCTGCGCTACTGGCTCGCCCCCGTGCGCGACGCCTGGGCGCGGCAGCAGGAGCGCCAGCGCCCCGCCTCCACCCCGGCCGCCGGCACGCCCGCGGCCGCGCCCCTCACCCACCGCCGCGTCACCGGATGACGACCCCCACGAAGCCCCAGCGCACCCCCGAGGAGGTCGCCGCCGCCGTGCAGGCGCGCCGCGAGCTCGACGCGCTTGAGCACCAGCAGCAGCTGCGCCGGCTCTACGAGAAGAAGGCCCGGCAGGAGGCCGCGGTCCACCAGCTCGCCACGCCCCCGCTCTACCAGGGCGTCACGCTCGAGCAGTTCCGGCAGCACGGGCCGCTCGAGGACCGCCAGAAGCAGGCGACGTGCATTGCCGCCGGCCACCGCTACCTCGCCCAGTGGCCGGACGTCGAGGATGTCCTGCTCCTCACCGGGACCTACGGATCCGGCAAGGGGCACTGGGTCTGGTCGATCGCGCAGCACTTGGCGGCGACCGAGGGCGTGCAGGTCCGCGTGCACAAGCTGGCCGACATCGTCCGCGACCTGCGCGCCTCCTGGCGCACGCCGGATGCGGAGGCGGAACGCTCGGTGCTGCGCCGGCTCCGCGGGCTCGACCTGCTCGTGATCGACGAGGTGAGCCGCCACTCGTTCTACGGGGAGCCCACCCAGCACCTGTACGACCTGATCGACCACCGGATCGAGCACCGGCGGCCGACGATCCTGACGTCCAACGAGCCCCTCGAGGTCCTGCGCGAGATCCTGGGCCCCGCCGTCTTCAACCGACTCGAGGGGCACGCCGGCCTCCTCGACTTCGGCAACGCGAGCTGGCGCACCCGCCACGCGCGGGGGGATGGCGATCGATGAGCGAATCGCTGGTGAGCAAGACGACCGTGGAGCCGGTGCGTCCGCGCGTCTACGTGGCGGGCCCGATGCGCGGTCGGCCGAACAACAACGAGGACGAGTTCAAGTACGTCACGGGTGGCCTGCGGGCCATGGGCTTCGACGTCGTGAGCCCGCTCGAGGTGTGCGCGGACATGCCGAAGGGTCTCGAGCCGGAGGACTACCTGCGGCGTGACATCGCGGCGCTCGTCACGTGCGATGGGATCGTGCTCCTCGACGGATGGCACGACAGCGTCGGCGCGCGCGCGGAGGCGGGGGTCGCGCTCGCATGCGGCCTCAAGTTCTACAGTGTGCGCGGCGAGCCTTTCGCACCGGGCCGGATTCCCAGAAGCATCGGCGTCGCGGGGTACGATCGTCCCACCGCGGAGGCCCTTGCATGAAGCGCCTCGTCTGCTGGGCCCTCGGGCACGTGTGGAAGCACCAGTACGGCAGCACCAACCCTTACGAGGTCACGATCCGCTGCGACCGATGCCGCGCGATGGTGCGCGTCCGCCAGATGGGGCCACCGGGGGTAGCATGAGCGACCAGGTCAAGGAGCTGGAGCGGGAAGTCGAAGAGGCCGAGGACGCGCTTATGACACCGCAGGCACCGCACGCGATTGCGGGATGGGCAACACGCATCGGCAAACTCCGCGATGCCGCCCTCGCGCTGGGTGCGGCGAGAGAGCGGGCGAACTCGGACGCTGCGGCGGCACAGGCGTGGCAAACAGTCACCGAAGGCATCGTGCGCTCGGGCTGGATGGTGACCTGGTGGATCCCCGCGGACGTGACCGTGCCGCGTGGAAAGAACCCCGGTTACGTCGTGCACCGCCGGCGCCCGCGTCGGGGCCGCGAAAGCCGCATGGTCGCGCACTATGAAGTTTGGGCCGAGACCTACGCGCCGACGCTCGCGGAGTGCGTGGAGAAGGCGCACACACTCACCGTCGCAGCCTCGCGAGTGGCGAAGGAGCACAAGGGATGATGAACAAGACGGAGTGGCCGCTCGCAGCCGCGGCCGTGTGCGTGGGGTTCGGCCTATTCCTGCTCGGATTCGGCATCGGCCAGCGCAACGCCGATCGTGCGTGCGAGGCCGCCTTGCGCGGTGCGACGGCGGCTGATTCACTGCGCTTCTATCGCGCAGCGGCGGGCGTGTGCTCGCAGAAGGAGGAGGCGTCCCGTGGCTGACGCGCCAACGAACTCGACGCCCACGCGCGAGGAGCCCATGACGTGGGACCGCCTAGCGCGAGAAGCGCAAGTTGCGGTCGAGGAAGGCGTGCTTCGCGCGCTGTCGCCGACGCCCACGCGCGAGGATGTCGTGAAGTTCCTCGGCTTCACCGCCGACTTCTCGTCTCCCGAGTCCCGAGCCAATCGCGAGGAAGTGCTGGCGCTTGTGGAGCGATTCGGAACGGCACGCCTCGCCCGCGCCGCGCTGGCGATGCTCGCGCCGGAGCCGATGGAAGCGCACGCCGACTGCGCGACCATGGACGACGTGTTCCGCGCGGTCGCGTGCCGGGCGCTCGGCCCGGAGTACCATGCCAACCCAGACGCGCTGCGCGCACGCTGGGAGGAGTTTCGTGCGAAGGGGTGGATGTGGTGGGGCCGCGCACTCGGCGCCTTCATCGCCACGGTCGTCGCGGAGCGGACGTCCGGACCCGACCGGTGGCGCGAGGGCGATGCGATCTACTACATCGGCATGTCCGAGGTGAACGACTCGTGCGGGCACTATGCCGTCGCCGCCCGCTACCGCCGTGCCGCGCAGCGGGCCAAGGGGATCACGCCAACCGAGGACGGGCGGTGAAGCACTGGCACGGCCCCCTCGCCGACCTGGGCGCCTACCTGCGCGCGCAGATCACGCCCCGCGCCCGCCCCGGCGGCTGGGTCGCCGTGCAGCTGCGCGGTGGCGCGCTCGTGGCCGTGCGCCGGAATGATGACGGCCTTGTCGAGTGGCGCATCGCGCGGAAGGACGCGCCCACCACCGATCAGGGCCGTGCGAAGTGGGAAGACGAGCTCCGCGTCTTCGTGCAGCACCTCGACCTGGGCCTCGCCGCCCGCCAACCGACCGACACGCGCGAGCCCAACGCTGCGCGCTTCATCGAAACCTTCGTGCCCGCCGATCGCGATGCCTGAACGCCGCCCCACCTCCCCCGACGAGCGCCGGCTCGCGCAGATCGCCTGGCGGCAGGCGATCCTCGCCGCCGGCACGGATCCGTGGGACCAGCAAGCCGCCGCCGACTACGCCTACCTGCTCGAGCGCCTCGGCGTCGAGCTGCCGACCCCCAAGCCCAACTAGCCATGACCCGCCAGCCCAACCCGCGCGACTCCTCCCCGCGGGGCGCCCTCAACCCGCCTCCCGAGCCGCGCGAGCGACTCCCGCGGGTGGGCACCACGTTCTGGGACGGGCGCTCGGTGCATACAGTGCGCGATGAGCCCTCGCTGGCCGACGTGCACGGGGCTTTCGTCGTGCGCGACGAGTGGCAGCGCACCTACCGCATTGGCTGGGACCCGGAAACGCGCCGCTGGGTCGGCGTGCCGCTCGGTCGTGCAACTCCCCAGGCTGCGCCGATCCTCCGGCGCGGCACACCCTGAGGCACTCTCACGTCGAGGCCTCATGCGTCGCTGGCTCTGGATCCTTCCCCTCGCGGCCGCCGCGGCCGCGTGCTTCCGTGATGCGCCCACTGCGCCGGCGTGCCGCGTGCCTGGCACCGTGCGGGATTCGTACCCGCTTACCTCGCCGAGTCGGCCCGACACGGCGTGGGTGATCTACTACCGCCCCCAGTGCTTGGCCCGATGAGCGACGAGCCACCCGTCCGTCCCGAGCGGCGACGCACCGCCTACATGGCGTCGGGGTCGCAGCCACCACGCTCGTCGCTCGAGCGCGTGCAGCTCGCGCGCGTGCGGATGGCGGACGCGCGGCGCGCCTACCAGCAGGCGCCAGATGCGACGAACTTGGCCGTACTCCTCGCTCGCATGGACCAGCTCGATTGCCAGCTCGACTTCATGCTCGGCCCTCACAGCCCCGTCGTCTGATGCCGCAGCGTCCTGCACGCGCTTGCTCGCGGTGCGGTGCCGCGTTCACGGGCCCGGCGTGCCCCCGCTGTCCCGCGTTTCGCGCGCCCGACGAGCGCCCCTCCGCCTCCGCGCGCGGGTACGGCGTGGACTGGCGCGCGCTGCGCGTCGAGGTGATGCGGCGCGATCCCATCTGCCGGATCTGCGGCGCGAAGCCCAGCCGCCACGCCGACCACATCGTGCCGCGCGCGCGCGGCGGCAGCGACGACGTGAGCAACCTGCAGGGGGTGTGTCACTCGTGCCACTCGCGGAAGACGGCCGCCCATGACGGCGGCTTCGGCAACCCGGCAGGTCCTGCCTAGTGTTGCACCGACGCAACGTTGCCCCGACGCAACACCACCTAGGGGGAGGGGGGGTGGGAAAGTTTTGCCGGGTCCCAGAGGACCGCGCGCCCGGTTTTGCGTGCGCGCCCGCAGGTTTTCGCGGAGGGGGGGGGCCTGCCCCCCGGGCCCCCCCCCCCCCCCCTTGCCTCGTGGGCCCCCCCCCGCCGCCCCCCCCCCCCCCCCCCCCCCCCGCCCCCCCCCCCCCCCCCCCCCCCCCCCCCCATGGGCCTGAGGGGCCCGGCGCCGGAGCCCACGGCCCTCCGCGACCTCAAGGGCAACCCGGGGCACCGGCCGCTCCCCGCCGATGAGCCGAAGCCGGAGGTGGGCGAGCCGCCGCGGCCGCGCCATCTCTCGCCCGTGGCGCGCGGCGCCTGGACACGCCTCGTGCCGCTCCTCCTCGAGCTGCGCGTGCTCACCGTGGCCGACGGGTTCGCCCTCGAGGCGATCTGCGAGGCCTACGCCATGTGGCGGAAGGCGCAGAGCGTCCTCACGAAGGAGGGCTTCAGCTACGAGATCCAGGTCACCACGAAGCAGGGGAGCACGTACACCCAGATCGTGCCGCGCCCGGAGGTCAAGATCGCCGCGGAGGCCTGGCGGCGCTGCCTCACCGGCCTGCAGCAGTTCGGCCTCACCCCCTCCGCCCGCACTCGCGTTCGTGCGATCCCCGCCAAGGCCACCCAAGACCCGCTCGCCGCGCTCGCCGAGCTCGCCGCCGCCGCCCGCCGCGGCGCCTGAGCCGGTCACGGATCCGGCCACCGACTACGCCCGGGACGTCGTGGCGGGCCGCGTCGTGGCGGGCCGGCTGGTGCGCCTTGCCTGCCAGCGGCACCTCCGCGACCTCGTCGAGGGGCCCGCGCGCGGCCTCCAATGGAATCCGCAGCTGGCCCGGGTCGTCTACGCCTTCTGCGGGCTCCTGCACCACTCCAAGGGCGAGTGGTCGGGCAAGCCCGTGCAGCTGCTCCCCTGGCAGCTCTTCGTGGTGGGGTCGCTCTTCGGCTGGCTGCGCACGGATGGGACCCGCCGGTTCCGGACGGCCTACATCCAGATCGCGCGCAAGAACGGCAAGAGCACGCTCGCCGCCGTCATCGCGCTGGTGTGCTTCGTCCTCGACGGGGAGGGCGGCGCGGAGGTCTACTCGGCCGCCACCACGCGCGACCAGGCGAAGATCGTCTTCGAGGAGGCCCGGGAGATGGTGCGGCGGTCGCCCGCGCTCAAGAAGCGCATCGCGATCGCGAAGCGGAACCTCTCGATCGAGGCGACCCGGTCCAAGTTTGAGCCGCTCTCCTCCGACTGGAACACGCTCGACGGCCTCAACCCACACGCGGCGATCGTCGACGAGCTGCACGCGCACAAGGATCGCGGCCTCGTCGACGTGATCGAGACGGCGTTCGGGGCCCGGCGGCAGCCACTCCTCGTCTACATCACCACCGCCGGCCAGTCGCGCGAGTCGGTGTGCTACGAGCAGCGCGCCTTGAGCGAGCAGATCGTGACGGGCGTCTTCACGGACGAGACCTACTTCGCCTACGTGGCCGAGCTCGACGAGGCCGACGATTGGCGAGATGAGCGCACGTGGCTCAAGGCGAACCCCAGCCTCGGCGAGGCCGTCAAGCCGGACGAGCTGCGGCAGCTGGCGCAGCGAGCCGAGCGCGCGCCGGCCCGCCAGGAGCCGTTCCGCCGGCTCCGGCTCAACACGTGGACCGACAAGGTCGCCACGTGGCTGCCGATCGAGGTCTGGGACCGCTGCGCGCCGCACCCCGAGCGGCCGACCCTCACGATCGACGACGCGGCGCTCGCGGGGCGCCGCTGCTTCGGGGGGCTCGACCTCTCCTCCAAGCTCGACCTCACCTGCCTCTGCCTGGTCTTCCCGCCGCGCACGGATGACCCGACCGAGCCGTGGGTGGCGCGGTGGCGGGTGTGGGTGCCGGAGGACACGCTGACGCGCCGGATGGAGCGTGACCGCGTGCCCTACCAGGCCTGGCGGGAGGCCGGCTGGCTCCGCGTGACCCCGGGCAACGTGGTCGACTACGACTTCATCGAGGAGGAGATCCGCGCGGCCGCGGCCACCTTCGAGGTCGTCGAGCTCGCCTTCGACCAGTGGAACGCGACGCAGCTCACCACGCACCTGGCCGCCGAGGGGCTCCCCCTCGTGGAGGTTCGGCAGGGCTACAAGTCGATGAACCCGCCGATCACCGAGCTCGAGCGCCTTTTCACGGCCGGCCTCCTCGCGCACGGCGACCACCCGGTCGCGCGGTGGACCTTCGCCAACGTGACCCCCAAGACCGACGCCGGGGGGAACCGCATGTTCGACAAGAAGACGAGCCGCGACCGAATCGACCCCATGGTCACACTGGCTATGGCGGTGGGGCGTGCTATCGTGTCCCCCGACGCCGGATCCATGTACGAAACCTCCGACCTCCGCACCCTCTGATGGCCGAGACGCCGCCGGATTCCCCGCCGCCCGCCCCCGCCGCCGACACGGCCCGCGGGCTCGACCTGCTCATCACGATCGGCGGGGCCGCTGTCAGCACCGGCGCGGGCTGGTACAGCCCCCCGCTCTTCCTCATCGTGGCCGGAAGCCTGGCCTTGGGGATCGGGCTCTGGGCGCTCAAGCGGAAGGCGGCATGAGCGGGCTCCTGCGCCTGCTCGAGCGCCGCGACCGCGTGGGCCCGACGGCCACCCCCGCGGCGTCGGCCCCCTGGCTCGAGACGCTGCTCGGGGGCCCATCGGCGGCGAGCGGGGTGCAGGTGACCCCCCGCAATGCCGTCAACGTCGCCGCGCTGTTCGCCGGACTCCGACTGCTGGCGTGGTCGCTCGCGCAGCTGCCCCTGCCGGTGCTGCGGCGCAAGGCGGGCAAGAGCGTGGAGGCGCGGAGCCACCCGCTCTGGAACCTGCTCAACGAGTCGCCCAACGGCCTGCAGACGGCGTTCGAGTTCCGTGAGCTGCAGATCGGGTACGCCCTGCTCTACGGCAACTCGGTCGCGTGGCAGGAGACGACCGCGGGCGGCAGTGTGAAGGCGCTGTGGCTCCTCAACCCCGAGCGCGTCAAGTTCTGGGTCACGCCGGATGAGCGGCGCCTCGTCTACGAGTACCGGCCGCGCACGGGGGAATCGCGCTACTTCGCGCAGGATGAGGTCCTGCACCTGCGCGGCCCCCTCGGGAACCTCTACGTCGGGTACAGCCTCGCGGACCTCGCGCGGGAAGCGCTCGGCATCGCGCTCACGGCCGAAGAGCACGCGGCGCGCTTCTTCGCCAATGGCGCGACGCCGAGCGGGGTGCTCACACACCCCAAGAAGCTGAGCGACGAGACGTTCAAGAAGCTGCAGCGGCAGTGGGACAACCGCTACGCGGGCGCCGGGAACGCGCACAAGACCGTGGTGCTCGAGGAGGGCCTCGACTACAAGCCGCTCGCGCTGGCGCTCAAGGAGCTGCAGTTCCTCGAGCTGCGCCAGTTCCAGGTCACGGAGATCGCCCGCTGGCTGGGCATCCCGCCCCACACGATCGGCGACCTCGAGCGGAGCACGAACAACAACATCGAGCACCAGGGCATGGAGCTCGTGCGGCATGCGCTCGGCCCGTGGGCCGTCCGGATCGAGCAGCGGCTCAAGATGAGCTGCCTCGGCAGCGTCGAGCGGGAGTCCTACTACTTCAAGCACCGGATGGAGGCGTTCCTACGCGGCAATACGCTGGATCGCTTCCGGGCCTACACGCTCGGCCGCAACGGTGGCTGGTTGTCGGTGAACGACATCCGGGGGTTCGAGGATCAGGAGCCGGTCGACGGGGGCGACGTCTACCTGAGCCCGCTCAACATGGTCCCAAGCACGATGGTCGAGGACATCCTCGCCGGCGGCAGCGCGCCGCCGCCGGCCCTGAATCCGAGCCAGGGGAGCGGCGGCGGCGACCCGACCACGCGCAGCCGACCGGTCGGGGAGCCGTTCATCCCGCTCGCGCTCGACATCGCCGAACGCTGCGTGCGGCGGGCGGCGCACGAGGTCCGCCGCCTCGCGCGGCGCGACGGCCCACAGGCGGCCGACGTGAGCGCGCACGAGGCGTTCTGCGCGCGCGCCTTGAGCCCCCTGGTGCACGGCGTCGCCCTGCAGGTGGCGGGGCACGTGGGCGCACGCATCGACCTCAGCGCGGCGGTGGATTTCGCGACGCGATCCGCGGCCGCGCAGTGGAGCGCGGCGATGATGCCCACCGGCCGACCGCTGGACGCGGTGCCCGAGGATGCCGTCTGGCTGCGCACCGCCCCCGACCTGGCCGGGCGCGTGCTCGAGAGTCTCACCACCCACTTCACTGCCTGGGCCGCCGCCCAGCCGCCGACCGAGGAGGCCCCGACCCCATGAAGCGCTCCATCCGACAGGCCCCGTCGGGCCACGAGTTCCGGTACCGTGCCGAGCGCGTGCAGCTCGAGCAGCGCGACGACGTCCCGAGCGCGGGCGGTGCCGGCGACCTCACGCCGCAGGCCCGGCGGCTGCGCGGCCATGCCGCCGTCTTCGACACGCCCACGGCGATCGGCCCGGCCGACGACCCGTGGTGGATCGAGAAGATCGCGCGCGGGGCCTTCACGAAGACGATCGGCGCCGACGACATCCGGGCGCTCTTCAACCACGACGACGACAACGTGCTGGGGCGGACGACGAACGGCACCTGCCAGCTGAGCGAGGACGACGTGGGCCTCCTCAGCGTGATCGAGCCGGCGGACACGACCGTGGGCCGCGACGTGCTCACGCTGGTGGAGCGGGGGGACATCAACCAGATGTCGTTCGGGTTCCGCTGCATCGCCCAGACCTGGCAGGACCCGCCGATCGGGTCGATGGATCCGCCGACGCGCACGCTGACGGAAGTGCAGCTCTGGGACGTCTCGCCGGTCACCTTCCCGGCGTATCCGGAGACCGACATCGCGCTCGCCGAGGCGCGGGCGGCCGGGCTGGTGCGCCGGCTGCGCGGCGACGGCTGGCGCACGGCCGCCCGCAAGCGCGCCCTTGCTATCGCGGAGCTCCTCGTGTAACCTCGCGGGCGACAAGTGCATCACGAGGCGTTGCGCGGCCAGCGTTCACTGTTCAGTGGCGCGCGCGTGACGTAGCGCAGAGGCCGGTGACCCGCGGACGCGGGCACCACCCTGATCCGACCCCTTTCCCCAAGGGGCCGGCGGGTGGTGCCCGCGTTGCTCGTTTCCGAGCCCTTGAGCGCCCTCCGCGGCCCCGCCACGGAGACCGCCCATGGCGCTCAAGGACCTGCTGCAGAAGCGCAACGCCCTCGTCGAGAAGGCGCGCGCGATCAACGACGCGGCCGAGAAGGAAGGCCGCGCGCTGACGGACGAGGAGTCCCGCAACTTCGACCAGGCGATGGCCGACGCCACCGCCCTCAAGACCCAGATCGACCGCGCCCAGCGCCTCCGCGAGGCGGAGCTCGAGGTCGCGGCCGAGGGCGGCGCGGCCGACGCCGAGGACGGCGAGGCCCGCGGCGGCCGCCCCGCGGGCGCGCCGGAGGCGCGCACGATCGGCGCCGGGCGCTTCGCGCTCCGCCTCGACGACGTGCCGGCCGAGCAGCGCAGCATGATCGAGGCGCGCGCGAGCGACCGCTACAACGCGGCGTTCCGCAGCTGGCTGCGGACGGGCGATCGTGAGGCCCGCGCGCTCGACGCGCAGAGCGGCCCGGGTGGCGCCTTCGTCGTGGCGCCCGTGCAGTTCGCGCAGCGGCTCATCCAGGCGATGGACGACATCTGCTGGATCCGCCCGCTGGCCACGGTCGAGCTCGTGCCGTCGGCGCTCTCGCTCGGCATCCCGTCGCTCGACGCCGACCCGGCCGACGACGACTGGACGTCGGAGCTCGCGACGGGGGCCGAGGACAGCGCGATGAAGTTCGGCAACCGTGAGCTCAAGCCCTACCCGCTCGCGAAGCGCCTGAAGGTGTCGAACCGCCTCCTGCGGATCGCCTCGCTCGACGTCGAGGGCCTCGTCACGAAGCGCCTCTCGTACAAGACCGCGATCCCCGAGGAGAAGGCCTTCCTCACCGGCGACGGGGCGAACAAGCCGTTGGGCGTCTTCACGGCGTCGAACAACGGCATCCCGACCACGCGCGACGTCAGCAGCGGCAACACCACGACCGCCTTCACCTACGACGGCCTCGTGAACGCGAAGTACGCGCTCAAGGGCCCGTACCAGGCCAAGGCGAAGTGGCTGTTCCACCGGGACGGCATCTCGGCCCTCGCGAAGCTCAAGGACTCGCAGAACCGCCCGCTCTGGCAGCCGGCCATCCAGCTCGGCCAGCCCGACATGCTCCTGGGCATCCCCGTGCTCATGAGCGAGTACGTCCCGAACGTCTTCACGACCGGGAAGTACGTGGGCGCGATCGCCGACTGGTCCTTCTACAACATCGCGGACGCGCTCGACATCCAGATCCAGCGCCTCAACGAGCTGTACGCCGAGACCAACCAGACCGGCTTCATCGTCCGCAAGGAGACCGACGGCA